CACCTGAAGTTCGAGCGGTTCAAGGAACTTATTACGAACTTCGATGAGGCCGCGATCTCGGCTGCCAAGGTCGGCACCTCGGTTATGGGCATCGGCACTTCTGCCATCGCTGCCGTCGGTGCGGTTTCCTCGCTCGCCGGTTCCCTCGTCTCGATTGCTTCGGCCGGCCTGGCTCTGCCCGGCATCTTCGGAGGCATGGCGGTGGGCCTCGGCCTTTCCGCTATCGCGCTGAAGGACTTCAACAAGCAGGTTCCCGAGGCGAAGACCCAATGGAATCTTCTGAAGAAGGAAGTGAGTGCCGACTTCTGGTCGACCGCTCGCGATCAGATTCGGGGAGCCATCAACGTCCTTGGTCCCGAGTTCCGTAAGCAGGCTGAGCACACGTCTAAGACGCTGGGCCAGTTCTTCGGGCAGTTGGCATCGAACCTCAGTGATGTCCTCGCGCCTCGGCTCGAAGGCATGTTCGAGAGCCTGCACGAGTCCATTCACGTGTTCATGGGTGCGACGGACGGGATCGCGCAGAGCATCGGCGTTCTCGGAACTGTCGGCGCGTCTTACCTTCCTCGCCTCGCCGGATTCTTCAAGGACCTCATCAACTCGACGGCCGGCTGGCTGACGGAGATGGAGCGGACCGGCTTCATCTACGACCTCATCGACCAGGGGATCGTTCAGTTGAAGGGCCTGGGTAACACCATTGCCGGTCTTGCCCGAATCTTCTACGGAGTCTCCACGGCGGCTATCGCAGCCGGTGGGCCGATCCTGAGCACCTTCGGTGCGTCGCTTCAGCACGTGGCCGACATCGTGAACAGTGAGCCGTTCCAGACCGGCCTTACTGCGGTGTTCCAGGCTGCCTTTACGGCGATCAACAACGTGGCGACCATTGCCGGTCCGGCGCTTCAGAACATGATCCTGACCCTGGCCGACACCTTCACCGCGATTGCACCCAAGTTCGGTGAGACGGTCGGATTGCTGACTCAGGGGCTTGCCACCGGACTCGCGAACCCCACGCTTCAGAAGGGGATTAAGAACTTCTTCGACTCGCTCTACACCATCGCGGAGACGCTGAAGCCGGTCTTTGACCATCTTGGCGAGGCCATTGGCCTTCTCGCTCCGGTGCTCGGCACGATGGGTGAGGTTATTGCCGGGGTCCTCGCGACCTCGATCAATGGCCTGGTCCCGTCGTTCGAGAAGTTGATGCCAGTCCTCGAACGAGTCATCCAGATTCTCGGCACGGGGCTGAATGAGGCGATCGGCGCATTGGAGCCGGTCGTCACGGGAATCACCACCGCGTTCGCGGACATGATGAACAACGGTGGGTTCGAGGCCCTTCAAACCATCGTGACGACGGTCAAGGACAACTTCGTGCTGCTCGCTCAGATTGTCGGCGGTGTGCTCAAGACGGCATTCGACGCGCTCGGTCCGGTTCTGCCAGTTGTCGCGGACCTGTTCAAGAAGGTTGCCGATTTCGCCAGGCCCATCGTGGAGGACGTTGCCGGCGTCCTTAAGGATGTTCTTCCTCTGGTCGCTGAGGGCTTTCAGAAGATTGTCGAGAAGACGATCCCGGTCGTCGATCAGCTCAAGAAGTTGTACGACACCATTGCTCCGGTCCTTATCCCGGTCCTGAAGTTTCTCGCGGAAATGCTGATCTCCACCGTCGTTGGCGCGTGGAACGGGTTGATTAACATCATCTCCGGCGTGATCTCGGTCGTGCAGGGAATCATCGACTTCTTCGTCGGCCTGTTCACGGGCAACTGGAAGAAGATGTGGGATGGATTCCTGAGCATCGTCAAGGGCATCTGGAAGATCATCATCGGTGCCATCGAGTTCGCCCTGAACTGGGGCGTCCTCGGCATCTTCAAGAAGGGTGCCACGCTCCTGAGGGGCGTGTGGGACGGGCTCTGGAATGGGATCAAGAAGTTCGTTGAAACCATTTGGACCGGCATCAAGTCGCTCATTGACGGTGCCTGGAACGGGATCAAGAGCCTGTTCAGTTCGATGGGCTCGGCGGTCAAGGGTGTTTGGGAAGGCATCTGGAATGGGATCAAGAGCTTCCTGAGTGGAGCCTGGGAAGGCATCAAGAGTGCGGTAAGCGCGGGCTGGGAAGCCGTGATGACGTACTTCAGGAATGCTCCCGGCAACATCGTGCGAAACCTGGGCAACCTTGGAAACCTTCTGAAGACTGCCGGTGGCGACCTTCTCCGTGGGCTCTGGAATGGCATCTCTGGTGCCGCGTCCTGGCTCATGGGGAAGGTGAAGAACTTCTTCGGCAAGCTCCTGCCCGGATGGGCTAAGGACATGCTGGGGATCAACTCGCCCTCGACGGTGTTCCGTGACGAGATCGGTGTCTGGCTGCCGGCTGGTCTGGCTGAAGGCATGACCGGCGCTCTCGCGGCTCGGACGATGAAGGACGCCGCCCGGAATCTCGCGGCTCTGACTACGCGCCCGATGGAATCGCTGAGCATGTTCGACTCCGGCGTGTCCGTCATGGCCTCTTTCGCGGACGGTTTCGATTCCGGCATTGACCGGGTGAAGGACTCCCTGAAGGGGCTGGGCGAGGAGCTGAGTCAGGCGAACATCGGTGCCGTCGAGGTGCCGGTGATTAGCGCCGCCATTGCCGCCCGCGCGGCTCAGGCGGTTTCGGCTGGAGGCTCGGGCAGTTCCCGCACTCTCAACTACTACGCCGCGCCCGGCAGTTCTCTCTCTGCGGAGGAAGACCTGTTCGCGGCCGGCGACCGAGCCCGAATGTTTGGATGGTGACTAAGTGATTCGACTGCAACTAGAGTCGGCCACTGACATTCTCGATCTCGACGGGGTTTACCGAAACGGCGTAGGTGTGCAGGCCCGGTCCGGTGTTACCGGGCTGGGTCTGCCCCCTAAGTCGATTCAGTGGCTCGAAGGCGCGGGTGACGGTGCTATTGCCCGTCACCGCCGCGTCCTCCCCCGCGACATCGACATCCCGCTCTACATCACGGGTGGGAGCCGGGACGCCCTGAAGTCGTGGATGTCCCGGCTCTCACGGGTTCTCGCCAGCTCGGCCACCCTGCGCGTGATCGAACCAGACAAGTCCGAATGGACAACTGCGGTCGAGCATGTGGGCGGTGGCAGTTTCGTCTACGGCGTGGACACGATTGGCGACGACGACCTCTTTACGGTTATCACGCTCCGTGCCGGCGATCCCTACTTCACCTCTGCCACACCTCGACAGAAGTCCATCGAGTCGCGGAATGCACAGCGCGGTCTTCTGGTCGGTGGTCTGACAAAGCTGGGAGTTGCGACTTCGCAGCTCATCGGCACCATCGATCTCGACAATGATGGCGATGCCACGGCATATCCGGTGTGGCAGGTGTATGGGCCGGGTGACCACTTCGTCATCCAGTCTCCGCGTGGGGAAACCCTGCAATGGACCGGTACGCTAACGGCCGGGCAGTCCCTCACCGTGAACACGCGGGCGGGCACGATTGTCAATGGCACCGGAGCTAACGAGTACGCCAAGCTCGCGCCGGCTCCCCGCTTTTGGGCCATCCCTCCCGGCAAGACGACCTGTGTCGCCAGTCTGCAAAACGGCGTGCCGGGCCAGTCCCGAATCGTCTGCTCCTGGCAGCCCCGAAAGTGGATGGTGGTCTAAGTGCAGCTTGCCGACATCACCGTGGAGGTCCGCGATAAGGGCTTGAACCGGATCGGTCTTATTCGCCCCGAGGAGATGGACATCGACATTCGGGGCGAGCACAACAATGTCGGCTCGTGGACGATCAAGCTGGCTGCGGAGCATCGGCTTACCCCGGTGCTCCGCACGCCGGGCTCCGGCATCATCGTGCTTGGCCCGAGCGACGTTCTCCTGTCCGGCCCCTGTACCGGCCCGACCTACGAGGCCAGTACCGACGACCCGTACGGCACCGTCACATTCGAGGGCGTGGGTGACAGCATTGTCCTGGCGGACATGCTGTCCTTTCCTGACCCGACGAATGTCAATCCCACGACGCAGACGCTTTCCCACGATGTGCGAACCGGCACGGTCGAATCGATCATGCACGGCTTCGTCAATGCGAACTGTGGTCCGGCAGCTCCGGCAGCCCGGCGCAAGGCCAACCTCATCATGGGGACCAATGGCAATCGCGGGCCGGTGACAACGAAGTCCGCCCGCTTCCCTGTGCTCGGGAATCTCCTGTCCGACCTGGCCGCGAGTGCCGGCCTCGGCTTCCGCGTTGTGCAGCGCGACGACAAGCTCGTCTTCGAGACGTACGCCGTAACCGACAGGAGCGCCTACATCCGCCTCGATGTGTGGAACGGCACTCTCTCTAACCAGAAGCTCGCGATCACGCCTCCTGGGGCGACTCAGGTCATTGTCGCGGGTCAGGGCGAGATGGTTGACCGGCAGTTCTATGCGGCCACTTCGGCTGACGCTCAGGCTGCCGAGACTCTGTGGGGCCGGCGCATCGAGCGGTTTGTCGACCAACGCCAGACCGACGACTCCGATGAGCACATCCAGAAGGCCAATGAGGTTCTTGCCAAGGAGGGCTTTACCGGGGTCACCGTACAAGCCACTCCCACCGACGACTCGACCATGCGATACGGCATCGACTGGTCCCTCGGTGACACGGTGACCGTCGTCGTAGACGGCGACGAGGAGCAGTCCACCGTAACCGGATTCATTTTGAAGGCGAGTTCCGAGGGTGTCCGGCTCGGGGCGGTCCTGGGTGACATCACGAACCTCGACCGTAATGCCTCTATCGAGAAGCGATTGAAGGATGTCGAAACCCGTCTCGCTGCCCTCGAAGCCCGTTAACAAATACTTAGGAGATTCGCGTGGCAATCACGTCCTTCCCTTTTGACAATCAGGACACGACCGAGACTCAGTACAGCAACCTGTTCCGGGAGCTTCAGGACAGCGGCATTGTTGACAGCTACGGCAGTTCCGGCTTCAGTGTTCAGGCCAATGGCACGAACCTGACTCTCACCGTGCAGCCTGGATTCGCCATCGTGCGCGGCCACTGTATTCAGTCGAGTGCCGTGGAGAACGTCGTCATTCCGGCCCCCTCGGCAAGCGCGCGGGTCGACCGCGTTGTGCTTCGTCTGGACCCGGATGCGGACAGCATTGTCCTGGCCGTTGTGCAGGGCACGTCCGGCAGCTCGAACCCGACGGCGCTCACGCAGACCGACACGGGTATCTACGAACTCCCGCTGGCTCTTATCGCCGTGGCGTCGGGCGTTACCGCCCTGGCCC